GACCTTGGCTTAAAGACAAAAGTATCTGCTGAAGTCAGACTGCAAATCTCAGAGTACAGAAGTCTTGGCATGTCGTATGGCAAGATAGCAGAAAAGCTCAATGAAGAGAATATCCCACCGACGCGTGGAGCTAAGTGGTACGCATCGACTATTCACAGCTTGGTGAACAATCTAAAAGACAAAGGATCTATTTAGATTCCATTTTCTTGCGAATCTCTGTTGCAGAAATAGCTTCAATGTCGGCACCAAGCTCTACTTGCTCAATCTTGTAACCAACGTCGCGTCCATAAACAATGTTTGTAATGTTTGGCATCATTGTCACAAAAGCATCTGGAAGATCTTCTAAGATTAGCTCTTTCACTCTGGTATACTCAAATGGATCTTTATCGGACACTCCGCCAGTATCTCGTACGCCGATAACAACTTGATTGCCACGCTTCTTTGCTTCTTCGTAGAGTGCTCTGTGACCAGCGTGCCACGGCTGGTATCGGCCAAGCATAAGCGTTGTTGGCGCTTTCCAGCAATGTATCTTCATTAGATTAAAACAAAGATCGCCTTCTTGCTTTACAGTAAGGCCGTTGTTAATCTTTAAGTCGTACTCGTCTATAGAAAGATCTTGCCACATGCGGTTCGTGTCTTCATAGCGACCTTCGTCAATTCTGTTTACCCAGAACGTGAAGTCGGCTTTGCCAAACACCTTACGAGTTTCTTTTGTCGGACATACAAAGTCTACAATACATAGCTTATCTTGAGAGCTAATCAAACGCGCAATTGCGCCAAGTCTGCGAGCCTGCTCTAAACGGTCTGTTGTTGTAAAGCCTAGGTCGCTACTGAGATCAGCACGTACAACATCCGCGTTGAGATGAATTGCTCCGCTTCGAGCTACAAGTTCTTCCGCTAGTGCAGTTTTACCTGCGCCCGGCAGACCTACAATTAAAATGATCACTGCTGCTCCAAAGGGACAAGGTTGAGTTGGGCGGGCGAATCATTTGCCGTGCCTCGGCCCACCCAACTCTAAACGTCTCTCTCCCAAGACGTTACACCTATGATTAGAATAGTATCTTGACTTGGCGGCAGAAAGTGTAATTGCCAACAAGATTTATAAATAGACGACGGCGGCAGCAACATAGCGTGTCTTTGGTCCTGACTACTTAAAGTAGTACCCACCGGACTCCCATTTGGCATAGCGTTTAGCGTCTTCATCCATGCTGGAGAAAATAGTAGACGCATCGGGTTGAAGATCTTCTTGATCCTTGTGAGCGTAGTTGTTACAGTAGTGCCCGATGATCGACATGCGAGTTGCGTCTTTCTTTTGAGGAATAGTTCCACGGTGGACAAGGCGACCGTGCCACACAAGAACATCGCCACGCTTTGCTAAGAAAGTAAAAGTCTCTCCTTTGCGCTTTTCAATTTCTTCAAGTAAGTACTCATAAGATCCATAGGTGCCTTCATAGACGTTATCGCCAATGGCATAGAGCTTTGCAAAATCAAGATCCCATAAATGAGATCCAATGATTAACTCGAACGGACCAGACTCTGGAGTCACGTCTTCAAGAGCAACCCAAACGCCAATATAGTTTTCTGCAGCGATCTCGTTATCCAGCGCTGAGTCGTGGTGCCACCCCATCGTCGTTGATGTCCCGTAAGTGCGACTCGAGTGAAGGGCCACTCCTCGGTTGATCTCAGCAAAGACTTCGTGAATGCTTGAGTGACAAAGAATATCCATAATCTCCGTATGCTCAAGGTACGAGTCCCACTTATTCCACCCGACAAGAAGACCTTGTTCGTCACGAACATCGCCAACCTCGGCATGCCACTTGTCTTCGTACTTCTTTAGAAGCTCTTCAGGTATGGAGTTCTGTAAAACAAAAAATCCATTGTCTTCGTAAAACTTATTCATTAGTTCTCGTTATCTCTGTAATAACTTTAATTATAAACTGTTCTACAGTAGTACCAGTGACTGCCGCGGCAGTTTCCATTAAACGGATCTCTTCAGATGTGAGACGAACTACAGCAAACTTTTTGCCAGTTTTAGCAGAGCGAAACACAAGGCGGTGTCGTCTAATCTTCATTTAGAACTCACGACCCTCTCGCAAATCTATTTGCAATGCCCCAGTCGACTTCACCAGTTGGCACAGCTCTAGGCAGCAGCAGTCTGCCTTGAATCTGTGCTCGTGAACCAACACCGTCCACTTCAATACCACGCTCTGAAATCTTGCGTTGAAACGCAATTTGAGTCATTGGTCGTTCACCACGCTCATCGCTCCACGCGCGATACACTGCGTATAGCGACTTAACAGGAGTGGCAGCGCCTTCTACTTCTTTAGTTTCTTCGCCCAAGAAGATACCAATGCGGTCTTCGTTTTTTCGATAGATGTCAGATGCTTCGCTAACTGCTTTGCACCAACCTAAACCATCGCGCGCGCTTGAACCAAGTAGCTTTATTGCACCTTCAACTGCCCATGAAAGTACTGCAGGCAGTCCACCTTCCGGATCAAAGATGTAATGCTTGAGATCTGGATCTGGACTCTCAGGCACGCACGTAAGAGGAACTGGGCGGATACGACGCCACATAGCATCGTCAGTAATGATTGGTCTGTGGTTAGTTGTAATCCAAAGCTTAGCACGCGATTGAAATGTAAAAGGCTTTTCGCCTGGTGATCTTGCTGAGATTTCGCTCGAGCCTGTTAGCTTCTTAATAGAGTTTTCTTTGATTCGTTCGCCGTCTGGTAATTCGTCAACCCAGACAAATCTACGACCGCGCAGCTCAGCCCAGTGATAAAGATCTGAGCCATGCGATTGCCCATCATTTTGAGCAAGAATACTAGAATCAAGAGGCCATGCGTATTGCGATGTTCCCATTGCTTTTACGAGAGCTTCGACCAGTGTGTTCTTACCAGATCCAGGAGGACCATAGACTAAAAACATCACGTCATAAGTACGTAAACCAGTTAGTGAGTATCCGGCAGCGCGTTGCAACCACTCTTGCAATTCTTTATCGCCGCCAGTTGCAAAGTCAATAAACTGTTCCCAACGCACATTACGAATTCCAGGATTGTATGCAACAGGCGCACGGCGAGTGATATAAAGATCAGGACGACCTTTAAGTAGCTCACCTGTTCGCAAGTCAATTACACCATTTGATACGCCCATAAGCGTTTCGTCGCTGTCCCAAGTGTCAACACCTACAAGTACGCGTGGGTCAGATGTAGCACTTTCTATTGTGCCGTTTATCCGTGAGTTAGATTTTGCTTGCTGAGCCCACTTAATAACTTCTGATTGCTTATCGGCATCGTCAAGATAGTGAACAACTTCACTTGCAATAACTGGAGCAACCTTTTTAGAAAGTTCACGCATCTCGAGATTTTCAACATCAGGTTTCCAGTATCCACCGTCCCAGTGAAACCAACCAAGCCCTGGTGTATATCTAATTGCTGGACCAAAAGAGTCAACCATTCGGCGACCATTGCCAGTGTCAGTAAGTGACCGCTTGCCCGGATCTCCACCTTCATCTTCGCTAAGCGCGTCAGGGTCAAGAGGAACATCGATATTATTGAGCTTACTAGCCGCAGCAATAGAATCGCCGTCTTCAACCGACGATTGAATTGTTCCACCGATTGTTCCAGGGAATGAAGTACTATGCGAAGGCGACTGTTGTTCTAGTTTTGGTTTAGAAGACAGAGATGATTTTGGTTTGCCTAGTGTAGCGCTTGAAGACCGAGACTCTTCTTGCGACTTGTTGGCCCACTCTTGAAGACCAGGCCAGAGACGTTCTGTTTTTGGATTATCAAGAACAAACTGAATTGCACGACGCACGTGCATCAGCAGACTGTTGGGTCCTTCTAGTTCCATTGGCGGACGAACTTTTTCAGCATTGAAACGAATCATCATTGTCTCAACAGCAAGTCGTCCTGCTTCAGTGTTTACTGGAAACTTATTCGCAAGTGCACAAGCCATTGCGTAAATGTCGATTGCACGTGAACCTTCTTCAATGCCTTCTGAAAGAAGACGGTCGATATCGACGCGCTCGCCTCCCCACTCCATGCTATCGAGGAATCCCCAATCGCCTTCCGAGTGAGAAGTACCGAGGCGGGCATTTTTCTTGCGAAGAGAAACTAGTAGTTCTTCCGGCGCTTGAGCAATTTCAATTTCCCAAGGAGCTTTCCCAGGGACCCATTCGTAACAAAGACCAGAAAAGTGTCGTGATGGCGCAATAAGAACATATCCATTGTGCTTAATGTCAATACCGCCAAGACCAGCTTTCTTTAAGTTGCCAACCAGTTGCTCTGACTCATCGCACTTATAGAATAGGTGACGGCCGCGCTGAATCTTTCCACCCATGTTGTATTCGCCGGTAATAGCTTCAACTGTCGGTGGCAGTGCGCCTTCAACTAGAGCTTCAAACTTTTCAAATGAATCAGGGCCACCAGCACGAGGATCAATGTCGATTACAAAGAATCCGCTAGGGCGGCAGAAAACGCTGACATTGCTTTCTGGCGCTACTTCCCACCAACGAGCTACAGCAGCAGGATCCGAAGTTGCTTGAGTGTTCCATTCGGCGATACTCGGGTGCTTGCCTACGTCTTTTGGTTCGGCATGGGTTCCACCGCACGTGCACCGTCCATTGATAATTCCGTAACATGGGAGAATCTGCCAACCCGTGGACGCATACCAGTCTGCTGCGGGGCCAAGTCTGCCTTGCGCTGAATCCCAAGCGGACATCTAAAGATAGCCTTTTTCAGTGATGTCTTCTACTATGCTTATGTCGTTCATGGCGTTACTTTCAGATGGAGAGAGATTGCAAAAAAGCGTAACGCTGTCAATATAACTTACGACCCTATTGAATGACGTGATGCAGTGCAACTTTTTGTTTTTTCTTACAAGATTTAGGTAGCAATAATACCACAAGAGTCATGTACAAGGCATGCTGTATGGTGTACTATTTATATTTCAGTACACTGTATAGTTACAGGTACAAGTGACAAACATACTCACACCTACACAGCAGGAGAATTCTATGGGATCGTTGTTTGACGAAATAAAAGAACAAAAGTCAAAGCAAGGCAACAGATCAAGAATCGCAGAGATTCTAGATTCAATGCCAGACCCAGATAGAAAAGATCTACTAAAAGCGCTCAATGATCATAGCATTCCTGCATCAAACATTTCCAAAGCTTTATTAAAGCATGGACATAAGCTAGCAATCAATGTTATTAGTCGCTATCGTCGTGGAGAATTGACGACGGAAATCAAATGAGCCTTTCTGACGATATAAATAAGGAAGAAGAAATATCAGAGCTTAGAAGAGCTCTAAAAGCTTCTCAACAAGCGGAATACAAAGCCAAACGAAAAACAGAGGCTCTTGTAGATGCAGTATACACGGCCGCAAAAGAGTCCGTTCTTGCTTGCGGAAATGGAAAAGCGCAAAAAATAGCTATTCCACCTAAAGATCCTCGCAAAGCAAAGGCTGAAGTTGCACTAGTTCATGCGACGGACTGGCAGAATGGAAAGCTCACAACTACTTATAACATTCAAAAGTGCTCTGATCGCATGGAGCAACTTGCTGCCAAAGTTATAGAGCTTACAACTGTTCAAAGAAGCCACCACCCAGTTCGTGAATGCACCGTCATGTTTGGCGGTGACATGGTCGAAGGTATTTCAATTTTCCCTGGACAAGCTTGGGAAGTAGAAGCTCACATATTTGAACAGCTTTTTGAGACTGTCCGCATTGAGGAATCAATGATTAGAACTTTTGCTGCATTCTTTGACAAAGTAAACGTTGTATGCGAGTTTGGTAACCACGGACGACTAGGCCGTAAAGGTGAAATGCCAGCAAATGACAATATTGATGCAATCAGCTATCGCATCGCGCAGGATCGCACAAAAGATCTAAAAAATGTTACTTGGCAAATGTCCCCTGACTGGTATCAAATGGTGACAATTGGAAATTATAAAGCTATGCTCGTGCACGGTGACGAATGCCGAGGCATGTCAGGAATTCTTCGTAAGGCAAATGCATGGGCAACTGGCGTCGTTGAACCGTTTCAAGACGTGTACATGGGTCACTTCCACACGCCGACAACAATGACAATGGCTAATGCTGGACGAGTGTTCATCACTGGCTCTCCAGAATCTCACAATGAGTACGCTCGTGAAGTCATTGCAGCTGTCGGTAAGCCATCTCAGCGGTTGCATTTTATTGACCCAATAAAAGGCAGAGTAACTGCAGAGTACACAATCTGGTTGGAATAGTAAACGCAGTAGATCCTAAATAGGTGTATGATAACTAAGTGGGAATCTTAAAGCCGCGTAATACGACTAAAAAGAAGACAGTGCTGAAGAACGCAGAAGCACTATTATCAGAAAAAATAGAGCAAGGTTACGACACAGATCTAGCAAGAATTGGTGTCTCATGGTCTGGTATTTTGGATCTAGAAGGACCAATTGCCGCATCTGAGGTAGCAGCAATGCTCGCAAGCGCTTCTCTAATTAGAGCAACAACTCTTGTTGACTCAGAGGAGCATTGGACAAGCGCGGCGGCATTTTCTGCGCTTGGGCACACCGTTGAGCTTGACGTTCGACCGCCTCTAGATACTGAAAATCCCGACGACGAAAAAATGTCTAATCCAATTGGCTTTGTACCGCAAAGTGAATAAGCACTACAATCACTTTTGCTTTTATTTGATAAAATCCAACCAGATCTAGATTGGAGACTACGTGCCTTGGCCTAATGACGTTGTCACAAGAACTGTAACTGGCACGTATTTGACGCCGCAAGGAAATGCTGCTGTCGGACGAGTCACTTTTACTCCAACAGCCAGAATTGTAGATATCAATGATGACGTTATTATTGAAGACACTATTACGGCAACTTTATCTGCATCAGGGGTATTTACAGTAAGTCTTCCGACAACTGATAATACTCTACTGAGCCCGCAAGGTTGGGCGTACCAAGTTAACGTCCGACTTCGCGGTGTCAAACCACAGAAGTTTTACGCGTTTCTTCCACTAGGTGACGGTTCTAGTGTAGATCTAAACCAAGAGCTAAGCGGATCTGCTACAGTCACAGACGCAACAGCGCCAACGTCTGTTAGAGGCCCTATCGGCCCTAGAGGACCGGGAACTGTCACCGGAATTGGCCTTCCAACATACGTGATTGGTCAAGATGGGGACATCTACATTGACACAGATACTGGCTACTACTACGGACCAAAAACTGCCGGCGAGTGGCCTGGGGTTCCATTTTTTACCGCAGGTGCAACTCAAAGACACATTCATACGCAGGCTTCAGTTTCTGCAACATGGACAATCACACATGTTCTTGGCGGAAAACCTTCTGTGTCAGTAGTAGACTCTTCTGGAACTGTAGTGGTTGGAGAAGTAAGATATGATAGCAATACAGTAGTGACAGTTTTGTTCACTACTCCATTTTCAGGATACGCGTACCTTACGTAGCTTGAATAGACAATAAGGAGTCGCTCCCCGTGGCACAAAAATTTGTTACAAACTTAGATCT